CTTCGTGACCACGTGCTCTGGACCGACGCCACGCTTGGCCAGTTGGCTGCCGTACAGCCCCAAGGTCTTCAGAGACGCAGCGGGGACACGTAGCAACATCGGATCGTTCAACTGATCTGGAGCTGCAATCGCTAGGCGCATGACATCTGAACAAGCCTTACCTTTACCGCCACTGTCTGTGATGCGTGAACCCCACTGATTGTGCGGACATACCTGACACTTCTTAGCCTGTGGGTTCTCTGCGTCAGCCGCAGGTGAGATACCGTTGTTAGAGTAGCAGGTTGGTTTAAGAGTGCTGCCCTCTTCGTATCCGGTGTTATAGAACGTCTTGGACTTGTTCGTGTTGGTGGCAACAATTACCGCCAACAGAGACGCGGCAGGCTCGCCGTCGTCGCGGGTCACTAGAGTACGCTCGTCACCACGGACGATGTTAAACTCCTTACCCTTGATTGAGATAACTGGAAACCCGCCTGCTGAGACAGCGTTGGCGAATACGTTCTCCACTTTGACTTTGCCCTGCAAGTGCGCAGGAAGTTTACTTGCCGTAATGGCTACCATATCGTTTGGCATGTTGACCTCACTTGAGTTATTTGCGGCGGAAATTAACGACCTGAGTTTCCGACCAGTTTATACCGGGCGGCAGATCGCCTTCGACAGACTTGAATTGCTCAACGGCTGTCTTGTTGACACGACGCTCGAGTAACTCCCAAGCCTCATGTTCTTGTACATAATCAAGCACAACTTCCCAGTCCGCCACGGTGGCTGATGATCGTGTTGATTTGTAAGCAGTTCCAATGTCACGTGCTGCCACGTTGTCTATGCCTCTCTCTTGGAACCTACGCAGAAACTCTACTTCAATTTTGTTCTGCTTGTCTTTGTCGTTCGCGTCGTCGTCATCGTATGCTGCCTTACGTTTAGCACGACGGTCACGTAGTGCGATGAATAGCTTCAGTAATGAAACATCATCCAGTTCTCCTATCTTCGCCATCATTGTTCTCCTGTTGATTGGCTAAAAAGTTTTCGATGTCTTCCTCGTACCACCGCCATACCTTCGGGGATATTTTGATGGGCTTCGGAAAGTTATCGTTTCGGTAGCGCAAATACGGAAGCGCTGTGCGTTTGATGCCCAGTCGATCACATACCTGCTGTGGGTTTAATAGCGTCATAGATTTTACCTCAGATGTGCTAACATGTAAACACATAAACAAATATGTGCAAACTTGTCAAGCCATGACCTCGCCTCTATGGGCCTTGACTTCGTCGAGTAGCGCACCCTGCATCTTCTGCTTGGACCGCAGTCGTTGGTAGATACGTTTCTCGACTTGTGTACCTTCGAGCATGATAATGAAGTTGTTCATCTTCTGGCCGGGGCGGTTGATACGACCGTTGGCCTGCTCAAAGGTTTCGTTAGACGTCACCGGTGCGTACCACACGATGGTGGATGCTGCCGTCAACGTCAGACCGTGGGACATAGCGGCGGGTTGCGCCACCAGTACCTTCAGGTCTTTCCCTTTCTGGAACGCTGCGAATATTCTGTCGCGCTCAGTTTTGTTTACACCCCCGTGTATCACCTCAACTGTGAACTCTTTGCTGAGTTGTTCAGCCACGTGGTTGACAGACGATACGAACGGTACAAAGACAATGACCTTGCCCTCGGCTTGACGCACGATCTCACGGGTCTCGTCGATGCGGGGCTTGGATGGTATCGTAACCTCGGAGCCATCGTTGGCGTAGACAACACCACAGGCGATCTGCACGAGCTTAGCCATCTTGACAGCTTCGTTGACCGCAGTGACTTCGCCTTCATCCGCCTCGGTGCGTAGACGCGTCATCATCTCTTTGTAAGCCTTGTCTTGTTCTTTGGTCAGGCCGACAGCGCGGGTCTCAAACATAAGTGGCGGTAAGTCGACGCACTCATCACGCGTGAAACGCACTGCCGGTTGCATAACATCATGCACAATCTCAGTGGCCTCGGGCTTGGGCACCCACGTGAACTGGGTCAGCTGCTTCATTACCTGCCCTTTGAATCTGTTGAAGTAGGGCGGCACTTTCTCTGGCACGATCAATCGACACTGTGCCCATGCGTCTGTCGGTGCATTCGGCGTAGGCGTACCCGTCATACCCCAACACGCACGTTTATTCTTGTGACGGTTTATTACTTTGTTGATGGCCTTCCACCGATCCGTCCCTGCGTTGCGGGCAGCCTGCGCGATCTCATCGACAATGACCAAGTTGATGTCTGGTCTGTCTTGTAGGTGTGGCTCGATGATCTGTACGCCGTCGTGGTTGATGATGTAGACGTCAACATCTGTGTTCAGGAGTTTGATACGTTTGTCGCGGGAGCCGTGCAGTACAGCACTCGTTAGGTGGGGGAAGTGTTGGAACACCTCGTCGGCCCACGTCCGCTCAAGTGTAGACAATGGACTAACCACCAACACCTTATTCAGTTGTCCGATACTGCGCAGGTAATCGTAGGCCCACAAAGAAGCCAGTGATTTGCCCGTGCCTAGCTCAGATAAGTTGAACGCTCTGTCATACATCGACAAGAACGCAGCCGCCTCGCGTTGCGCCTCGAAAGGCGTGAACCGTCCCGGCCAGTCGTAGCGATGACGGATCGGGGCAGGGGCTTCATAGCCAAGGTTGCGGAGCAGCCGCGTCTCTACCAACTTGTGTGGCACAGCGACGTATGGCTTACCCTTTACAGTAAACGCCTTGGCAGTTGGGATCACGTTGAGTACGCGATCTGGGTCACGCAGTTTTAGGATAAGCGCGTTCTTACTATTCCATACTAGCATCCTAGCCCCTCGTCGATTTGTCTGATGCGCTCGTCGCACACGTGTTTGATCTTCTCGTAGTCGAGGCGACGTTGGCCGGGTTTGTCGCGCAGCACACGCTTGATGATGTCAGCATCCCATGGGTTCAGGCCATACTCTAACCAGATGTCCCATGGTTGTATCTTGTGTTTAGAGTAGTCGCTGTCGCCCACATTGTGGTCACGCGTTGACACATCTTCGCGCCAGTTGTCAGAACCGATACGGGCGAACAGGTCTTCGGCCTCTCTCACGGTAACGTTGAATATGTTGACGATGTCGTCTGTTGTAACTGTCGCACGATTGCGCAACATGTAAGACCATATTTCTCCTTCGCGCTCTCTGTCGTAGTCAGAGTAAAACTGACCGTCTGGCCCCAGTCTTTCTGTCATTACTTACCTCTCTTTGTGTACATCTCAGGGTTCTTCTTACGCCACCCACGGTTGGTCTTCTTACTAACCACTTTTGTGTTTGACTTCTTTGTGCTGCCGCCTTTGTCCAACGGCTTCACGTGGTGGACGTCTTTACCGTCGCCCTTCTTTACTCGCCCATCGCGAATAGCTTCGCGTCGTGCCTTGTTGTTCGCTACACGTTTCTTCTGCACACTTGGGCGTCGGTTATACGCTGCCTTCGTGGCTAATTCCCGCTTCGATGATTTTGTCATTGATAGCATCCTTCACTTGTTGAACGTCGTCGACTACAAGTGCTAACCCGTTAGCACGTTGTATGTCAGTTATCTCACGTTCTTGGTTCGGTGTAACGTTTTTAATTTTCCCCGGTGCTTTTGTTTCAAACGCCATGAACAGACCTTTGTAACAGACAAGGATGTCGGGGCATCCTACACGCCCCATACCGTTAGACACTGGCATGTAGTACCATGCCCCTATTGACTTCAGGTATTCCTTGACGGCCTTCTTGACCTTACCCTCTGGCGTCATGCCCATTGCGTATCACCTGTGATTTCAACCGTAGCATCCTCTGCACCTGATGGCATGAGGTTAGGGAACGCAGGACATTTCGAGCACGGAAGCGACGGCAGCTTCTCCATAACCTCTATACGTTGTTCAACAACTTGCTCCAACCGCAACACAAGCTCTAACTCAAGTTGAGAAAGTTTGTCTCTCCCCACAGCGTAAACTACCAAGTCTTTATTACTTAGCTGTCGCAGGCCGGTACGATCGTCATTATCCATTCTATACTCCACAAAATTCACAGTTGCTGCGCCCTACAGGGCACCAATTTTTACACAAACCTGAAGGCTTGGGTGTCCACTTGTCGTCGCGGAAAGATATCGCTAACCGGTTGAGTCGAGGCATGAACTCGTCCCAGATTTCTGGAAGCTGCTCACGCGTGAACATCTCTTTGTCGAACTCCTTTGTCTTTAACCAGATAAATCCGGTGGTTACTTTCTCGATCCACGGGTAGACAGCGAACGCCAGTGCCGCGAATAGTTTTAACTGGTCCATGTCAGGCTTGCGTTTGCCTGTCTTCCAGTCGAGTAGGTACGCTTTCTCTGAACCGACGACACCGATGTCGATGATGCCGCGAACCCATACGTCCTTTGCCATCCACTTCGTCGGGCGAAAGTTTTTGTCGAGTGCTATGCGCTCCTCGATTACACGCTTGCCTTCGTAAGACAGGATTTTGTTGACGTACTTTTCGTACTTTTTCAGGTCTTCGGGCAGTGGCTTTTCGCCTTTGGCATAAAGCTCTAACGCCTTGTGGACTTGATTACCCCATATAGTTGCTTCGGTCTGGGGTTCCTTAACCGTTCTGGAAACCCTCGTCAGTTCATACCGTCGAGGGCAAGTTTCGTACGCTGTTAGGGCTGAGTAGCTCCATGGTTTGTTGAGTTGTTCCACGGTGGAATATTTCCTTCGTATATCTCGGTGTCGATAATATCCCAGAACTCAAGTAGTAACTCTGTCCGCAACTCAGTACTCAACCGTTCAAGTTTCAGTCGCGTTCTCTGCTGCTCGAGAAAAGCAAGCCGTCGTTGTGCCCACTCGTGTTCTAGGTCTGCCATCCATGCCAATCGGTCACGGTAGTTTGCCTCACCGTACATTTGCTCTGCCTTATCAACAGCGCGTTTGATACGGTCTCGCCTTGATTGTTGTACATAACGCCCGTTAACTCGGCGGTATATTGCTTG